ATAAAGGCGATGGCATTCCTAATATCCTATCTGCAGATAATGCTATTATGGAAGGTATTCGTCAAGCTCCAATGACTAAGAAAAAGATTGAACATTGGGCTGAAAACTCTGATAACCTAAAAGAAATGATGACTCAAGATGAGTATAGAAACTATCAAAGAAACAAAACTCTTATTGATCTTGACGAGATACCTGATGTCCACCGAGAAAATATTATAAATACATTTATGGAACAAAAGCTTCCAATGAAGATGAAAGTATTAAATTATCTTATTAAAAAACGATGCAATCTATTGATTGAATGTGTAGAGGAATTTTACAATGGCTAAACCAGCAACAAAACCACTTATTAGCGAAGTGTTAAAAACTGCTAACAAACTAGGAACCAAAGGCGATAGAGTAAAGTACTTACAAGAACAAGACTGTACAGCTCTTAAGGATATATTGCGTATAAACTTCGATGAAACAGTTTCGTTATCATTACCAGATGGTGAACCACCATTTAAGAAGTTTGATGTTTCTGGCGAAAAGTTACCAAAAGAGCTTAGGTTTGAATATCCTAAGTTTAGAAATTTTGTACAAGCTGCAACACCAAAGCTTAATCAATTTAAAAGAGAAACAATATTTATCGATTTATTAGAATCAGTTCACCCGAACGACGCTGTGTTATTCTGTGAAGCCAAAGATAAAAATATCAAACTCAAATATGTCACTAAGGCTATGATTAAAACCGCGTTTCCAAACTTAATCAAAAAATAGGAGAATCATACCACAAAAAATCTATATCATGATAGTCAATTCAATTAACTTAACCCGGAGATTGCTTATGAGTTATATTCAAATTGAACGTCTTAAGAAGGATCGAAACGAGGCATTATACTATCAACGTAAATTAATGAAGAAAGGAAAAGATGTGTTAGCGTACAAGATGGAGAAGAAAATCGCGCATTTAAATCATTTCCTAGATGATATGGAGGCAATTAGCAAGGTACATTGATTATTCCCCTCAGTGAAAAATGTAAAATTAATTTCACTGAGGGGTTTACATTTGCTAAGAAGTATGATATAATATACCTATATTAAATAATAGAAGATTCGTTATGAATATATTTGTTTTAGATGATGATCCAGTGATAGCAGCACAGTCACAATGTAACAAACATGTAGTAAAAATGATTGTTGAATCAGCTCAAATGCTATCAACAGTTCATAGAATGATAGATGGCGTTATGGAACGTAGACCATCTAAATCTGGTTCTATGTTACAATACTATAAACTTGCAGACGAAAGAGAAGATATTCTATATAAGGCATGTCATTTTAATCATCCATCAACTATTTGGACTCGCGAAGGCTGTTGTAATTATACTTGGCACTACGAGCATTTTATTGCACTATGCGATGAGTATACATATAGGTATGGGAAAATTCATTCGACAGATACTAAGTTGAGAGAAGCTCTTAAAAAGCTACCTGTTAATATAAAACAAGGTAAAACTCCATATAAGCTAGCTATGGGATCTAATCCAGAATGCGTTGTTACTGAGTTAGGTGGAACAAACGCGGTACAATCCTATAGAAATTTTTATCAAACAAAACAAGAGAAATTCAAAATGATTTGGACTAATCGTAAACAACCGGAGTGGTTTAATGCCATTATATGATTTTAGAGATTTAACTTCTGGCGAAGTTTATACAAAGATGATGTCTATTGCAGACATGGAAGAATACGTTAAAGACAAAAATATACAACAAGTACTTTCAGCTCCAAATATTATGGGAGAAACTGGTGGATCTGTTTTAAAACAAGCCGGTGAAGGTTGGAAAGAAGTTCAATCAAGAATTAAAAGTGGAATGCCACCAGCTGATAGAGGAAATATCAATACAAAATGAATAAAAAACCATTACGTTTAAAACTAGAGCATTTAGTAAAGCTTGATCCATTGACACAAAATCAAAAACTAGCATTTGATTCTTTTGCTAGTGGTAATCATTTATGTTTAGATGGTTCAGCAGGTACTGGTAAGACTTTCATATCTTTATATCTCGCATTAGAAGCTGTGTTTAAAAAAGAATATGAAAAGGTTATTATTGTACGTTCTGCTGTTCCTACTAGAGATATGGGATTTCTTCCTGGAACTCAAGAAGAAAAGGAGGATGCTTACACGGCACCTTATAAAGCTATTGTAAATGATCTGTTTCAAGATTATGACGGTTGGACTAAAATGGTTCAGCTAAAGCAAATTGAGTTTCTTACAACATCGTTTATTCGTGGTATTACTCTTAAAAATGCAATTGTTATAGTTGATGAATCTCAAAACTGCACATACCACGAACTTTGCTCAGTTATAACAAGACTTGACGAAGATTGTAGATTTATTATGGCTGGGGATTACTACCAATCTGATTTTACTCGTAAGGGCGATCAAGATGGTATTAGTGAATTCATTAAGATCATTAAAAATATGCGTGCGTTTGATCATATTGAATTCAAGTGGGAAGACATTGTAAGATCCGGCTTTGTAAGGGATTTCATTATGACTAAAGAAATGGTAGAACGAGGCGAATTAGATTAGCTTATAACTAAATGATCTAAAAAGAAGTGAAATAAACGTTTACACAATGCCAAAACTATGATATAATATACCTATATTAAATGATAAAGAAAGGAACTACATTATGAGTAGATGGCGCCATGAAGAAAAAAATGAAACACGAGATTACGATGCAGAAGCTCGAAATCTAATTAAGCCTTTATCGCATTTTAAACTCTATGAACTATACGCCATAGTTCATAGAGAGACGCTAAAGTCCAATAGGCCTGAACGCGATATGGAATTAGCTGCAGTTCGTCGAGCTATCGAAAATACTTCTGGTATTGATAAATATAAACTAAATTTTACCATTAATGGATATAAGTCAGAAATGGCTCAAACGGGCAAGCCTCAAGATGGCGCTAGACGTCCATGGCGTAAACAAGTATGAATAAAGGAAACTTCAAACATGAACCAATTGATCTTGGCTACAAAGATTTGGTCGCAAAAACTACTGACGCTGGGCGAAAGTACGCTGCACCTAATGGGATTAAGTATCCTTCTATTACTACAGTACTTTCTATACTAAGTGAAGACCACATTAGAGAGTGGAGGGCAAGAGTAGGAGCCGAAGAAGCTAATAAAGTCGGCCGAAGGGCTTCTACTCGTGGTACTGCAGTCCATTCTGTATTGGAAAGATATGTAGATAATGAAGAAGACTATTTTAAAGATGCTAATCTTATTGTAAAGTCTAACTTTATGGAAGTAAAAGAAATCTTAGATAGTCGACTAACCAAGGTCTATGCCCAAGAGGCTGCTTTATACTCAGAACATCTAGGTGTTGCTGGTAGAGTAGATTGCGTTGGAGTCTTTGATGGTAAAAATTCTATTATTGATTATAAGACTTCAGCTAAGACTAAGAAAAAAGAATGGTGTGAAGGTTACTTCATACAAGAAACTGCATATGCTATTATGTGGGAAGAACGGACAGGGATGCCAATTACGCAATTAGTTACTTTAATTGCCGGTGATGAGGGTGCTCAAGTCTTTATTGAACATCGTGACAACTGGTCTAAAAAGTTAATAGAAACTATTGCTGAATATAGAAGACGCAAACTATTCGGACATAAATAAAGAGAAGAAAATCTATGACAATGCCAAAGGAAAGATTTTATGCTATTAGAAACGCTCGTGAATTCTTAGTTGAATTAATGGACCCTAAGAAAACTCCTAGAGTTCCTAAAGAGATTCGGCTTAAAGCATATTACACAATTAAACATTTTCCAGGCGAGTATCATATGGAAGAGGCACGAAAACTTGCACCAGAAATATTTGGTGATTGGGATACAGGACTAGTTGATTCTGTTCCATACGAACATAACCGTGGAAGAAGTTAATGAACCGTATTAAAGACTTACAAATAATAGCAAAGCAACAGATTTCTATTTGTTGTGAAACTTTATGTGAACGAGCTTCAGTTGAAGAATATATTGAATGGCTTGAACTAGAAATTAAAGACTTACGTAAATACGTTGAAGCACTTGAAGAGGCTGTACAATGAGTCAAGACTACAACTCAGGCAGATTTGAGTACATTAATTAATGCCAACGTATAATTACGTATGTAAGAAATGTAACTATGCCTTTGAGAAAGTGCAACGAATAGTGGATGATCCATTATCAGTTTGTCCTGAATGTAACGAAGAAGAATTAAAAAAAGTTATAGTTGCGGGCGGTAGTGGATTTCAATTAAAAGGTAAGGGCTGGTTTAAGAGTGGGGGTTACTAATTAAATAGATGAGAACAAAAATGGACGTAAGAATTGAAGAAATAGTACGAAATGAATCGTTTCGCCAAGTAAGTACAATAGAACTTATTGCTAGTGAGAACTTTGCTAGTGAAGCTGTTATGAAACTTGCTGGTAGTGTTCTTACTAATAAGTATGCTGAAGGTTACCCAGGCAAACGTTACTATAATGGTTGCGAACATATGGATAGTATTGAACAACTTGCTATCGATACATTATGCGAATTGTTTGGCGCTGGATACGCTAACGTTCAACCACATTGTGGAGCAAATGCTAACACTGCGGTCTATCAAGCATTCTTAAAACCAGGTGATGCTATTCTTGGTATGGACTTAGCTTCGGGTGGTCATTTAAGTCACGGCAGTAAGCCAAATATATCAGGCAAGGTTTACCAAGCATATCATTATGGTGTTGAAGAGAATGGTTATATTAATTATGATCAAGTTCAACTGTTAGCCGAACGGCATAAGCCAAAAATGATTGTTGCTGGTGCAAGTGCATATCCGCGAATTATTGATTGGCAAGCGTTTAGAGATATTGCTGATGAAGTTGGAGCATTGCTATTAGTTGATATGGCTCATTACTCTGGTCTTATTGCTGGTGGTGTATATCCTAATCCATTACCATTCGCTGACGTAGTTACATCAACAACTCATAAGACTTTACGAGGTCCAAGAGGTGGTGTTATACTTTGGAATAATCCTGATTATAGTAAACGTATTAATGGCGCGATCTTTCCTGGTACTCAAGGTGGACCACTAATGCATATCATTGCAGCTAAAGCTCAATGTTTTATTGAAGCCAGTGATCCTAGCTTTAAAGATTACGCAGCTGATGTCGTAACAAACGCGAAAGCTATGTGTGAAGTGTTTGAGATTAATGGATTTCCAGTTCAAACTAGTGGTACTGATAGTCATATCATCTTAATGGATTTAAGCGAAAGTAAGTATAGTGGCAGAGAAGCAGCTGACCTATTAGAAGAGAATGGGATTACAGTCAATAAGAATGGCATACCTAATGATCCACGTTCGTTCATAGAAACAAGCGGCATTCGCATTGGCACTGCAGCAGAAACTACACGTGGTTATACAAAGGCTGACTTTGTTGAATTAGCAAATAATATCGTTAAAATATTAATTGAAATAAAGTGAAAATAAACGTTTACAACGCACTAAAAGTATGATATAATATACATATAAATTGATAAGGACTTATGAAAGAAATGAAAGAAAATATAATATTAGTTGATTGTGATGGAGTCTTATGCGACTGGGAGTACTCGTTTACTCAGTGGATGAACCACAAAGGATTTCCCACAATTGATGATCAACAATACAACGTTGGTAAAAGATTTGGAATATCCAAAGAGTATGGACATGACCTAGTAGCTGAGTTTAATGATTCAGCAGCTATTGGTTTCTTACCACCATTAAGAGACGCTGTTTATTACATGAAACGTCTTAATATGTTACATGGTTATAGATTCCATTGCGTTACGTCTTTAAGTATAAATAAATATGCACAAAGACTTAGAACACAAAACCTTGAGCTGTTATTTGGTAAAGGTATGTTTGATGATTATGTCTATCTAGCATGTGGTGCTGATAAGACTGAAGCTTTGGCTAAATACGAAGGAACTGAATGTTGGTGGATAGAAGATAAACCAGAAAATGCTGAAGTTGGAGCATCATTTGGACTTAATCCAATACTCGTAGCACACGATCATAACGCTTATTATGAAGGTGATATACCACGTTATTGGAAATGGAAAGAAATATATAAGCATATTACAGGCGAAATTTAAAGGCATAATGTAGATGAATATGAACGTAGACGAAGCTGAACGAGTGGCAAAGGTTGAAGGTCAACTAAGCTCAGAAGTTCAAGCAGAGTTTGCAGGAAGTACAATGTCCAAAGCAGGAAGACTTGCGATGGAACTTAATGCTGAACGTAAAAGACTTAAAGAAGAAATGGAAGTACTTCAATTAGAAGTTGAGGACCTGAAGCCGGCTACTCCAACGGGAACCGTTGACAGTTACGTTAAATGGATAGCAACTGTATTAGGAGTGGTCGGCGTGTTTATAATGAGTGCTGGATATGGTACAGCTGGTCAAATATGTTATGCGTTAGCCGCATGCTCTTGGGTATATGTAGGCCATTGTTGGAATGACAAAGCAATTATGATTGGCAGTGCTATAAGTGGTACTGCAGTTTTAATGAACTTAGTAAAAGCTGGATTATAAATGAAACGGAAAACAAAAAAAGTTAATAAGACTAATCCAGTTAAAAAGAATATGGATAAGTTGCATAGACCATCAACTCATAAAGATAAGAAAAAAGAGGCTAAGATACATGGCCTGACATACGATTATGCTATATTGGATGAACTTTATGATAAATAAGTGGTGGAGAATATGGGCAAAGAGTCTTGGAGAGAAAGTTGGTGAAACTGATAGACAAGCAAATACAATAGCTGGAATTAGAACAGTATGGTGGTGTACTCACATGTTAACGTGTTTAGCTATTATACTTAACGCCATAGCAAATCATGGTTGGGGTCTATTTGGCATATGATCATAGTATCCGAGTCAGCAGAACTTCGATTAAGATCAGTAGTATTTCCTGAGAAATCTGTTGGTGTCAGAATGGGTGTTCGCTCAAGCGGGTGCAACGGATTGGCATATGTATTAGAATTTTGTTATAAGGCAAATGACGACGATAATGTTGTTCTTTGCTGTGATGATACAGTATCAATATTTATCGACGTCAAGAGTATGATACACTTGACCGGCACAAGATTAGAATACGTAAAAAAAGGATTAAACGAAGGCTTTGAGTTTGTAAACCCCAATGTAAGTGATGAATGTGGTTGTGGCGAAAGCTTTTATGTAAATAAATAAATATGAAAATAAATATAAATGTCGAAATAGACACAGAAAATCAAACGGATGTAGAAACAATTGAAGATTTAGTAGAAATACTAAAACGAATAAAGCGTGAAAAAGATGACGATTAATTTTAAAAACACTTGGCGACCTTTGCCAAGTAGTGTAACTATAAAGAAAAGCTCAATTGATGGACTAGGCCTATTTGCTGTTGAAGATATACCACCAAGTACTGATTTAGGTCTAATGAGACTTAATTATCACGGCTCTTCAATACGAACCGCATTGGGATCATTTCCTAATCACTGCGAAGATGCATCTTGCGTTACTATAGCTAAGATAAATTCCCATGGAGATGAAGAATATAATCTATGGACATTAAAAGAGATTAAGGCCAGTGACGAATTAACTCTGACGTATCAAATGCTAGAGTATCATCAAACCAATTAATTAATTACTTGTTAGCTTTTTTACTTGTATAAATAACAGTAGAGGAGAACAAATGAGTGATTTATTAGATTTTGATTTCGGGTTTACCGCGGTTGATGAAAACGAGCTTGAAGCCGTACAATCAGTCAAATCAGAAGCTTCCGAAGCTTCGGCCACTGTGCATGAGTTAGAAGCTAAATTAAACAAGCTTTATAATTCAATCCTTCCTTTGTTGACAAATTTAAAAATGAATCCTGAGAAAGAATATATTCTATGGCCTAATCGAGTCGCCAAAATAGAAGAGTTCGAGGATTTAATTACGGAGATTATAAAGTAATGACATCAAATAATAAAGAGGTAATCTAATGGCTTTACAAACATCAGGAGCAATATCATTCAGTCAAATGCAGACTGAATTTGGTGGAGCTAATCCCATTGCACTAAGTGAATACTATAAGAATGGCTCATATGTGCCTAGTACTATAGGAGGCCCGGCCGGTTCATGGGGGAGTTACATAACTCCCACTACTACTTACAGGTGGCAGGTGCTCTGGAGCGGCCCGACACTGCTTTCAGTACAACTAAAATGGAATGGAACAGTTGTATACAGCACCACAACTCAAAGTAACGCTAACCTTACTCAGTTTAATGGCGTTTCTAGCTATGATTATGGAAGGGGTACTCTGTATTCCACTAGTGGAGGAACTAAAGAAAGCCCCATCACGACAAAGTTATATAAAATTCGTAGAAGAACCACAGCGTCAAGTCAGACAGTAAATGCTAGTATACCAACTAGTGGTATAATATCAATGAACAATATGTATGGGGGTAGAAACACATGAGTTATACAATTGAAGATTTAACGTCAATAGATGATGCCATCTTTGATACACTTTGGGATGCATCATTTCCTAGAATTGAATCAGGCGGTACAATGCCATGGGCAAAATATGAAGTTCATTCAGGCCATACACTAACCGAAGAGGAGAAAAAAGAAATACTCCATCTGGAATTCGAGAACCAACTTGAGGTGCCAGGCGATGATAACAAATTATACTTGTGTCGCAAAGACGGGACTCCTATACGACTATTCAGCGCTAATAAAGACGCCGAAGGTGTTGCAGTATGTCGTTATACCTTATATGGACCAGACGCACTGGGCTCAAGAGCTTGGTTATACGATGCTGCGGTATTGAGACAAACACGTGACCAACTTACCTCAGACTTTGGTGTCACTGGTCATACGATCCATGTTGTTATTGACTCTCCTATGCATACGTATTATCTTGCACGAGATAATGAACGCGAGCACACTGTAAGTGAAACACAAGCAGATGGAATTTCAACAATAACGTTTACATACAACATAGAATAAATATCAGCAACAATTAGATCTGCAAAAGGTTATTGTTAATAATTAAAGGAAAGAATATGAATATTGAACAATTAAGAGAAACACTAACGATTGATGAGGGTAAAGTCAATGAAATTTATAAAGACCATTTGGGCTACGCAACTTTCGGAATTGGCCATTTGGTCCTCGAATCAGATACAGAGCATGGGCAAGCTGTGGGAACCCCAGTATCAGAAGAAAGAATAATCGCCTGCTTCATCAATGATGTACATTCAGTACTTAAAGACTGTTTAATATTACATGAAGGATGGGATGATTACCCTGAAGAAGCTAAGCAAGTAATTGCTAATATGATGTTTAATATGGGTAGAACAAGATTAAGTAAATTTAAGAATCATAATTCTGCTTTGCAGGACGGTGATTGGAAAAAAGCTGCTATTGAAGGAAGAGATTCTAGATGGCATAAACAAGTAACGAATAGAGCTGAACGACTAATGATTCGTTTAGAAAACATTTAATTAGGAGATACAAATGAAAATTAAGTTACAAGGTAGTCAAGGTAACCTAGCCACAGCAACAAAAATGAGCTTTGCTACATTAGTAAGAGTATATAACAGTGGAGCTGGAGATTTAGTACTAACTCAAAAAGAAGGCGCTACTGTTATTGGTACCATTACTATTCCAAGTAAAGGTATTGAACTTATTAGAAAAATGCCATCTGAAACTTTAGAAGGCGGTGCTGCTTTATTGGCTGTATCAGTGGCTAAGCTTTAATTAGTTAATATGGAAAATATATTTGCTCTTATAAATGATGTAGGATTACCAATTGCTGGTGCGCTTGTGAGTGGTTTCTTTATATTTACTATTATAAAGCAAATGTTAAGCGGGGTCTTAGAACAAATAGATACCCTTAATATATTTACTAAAAGTTTAGAAAATAGAGCGCGTACTATGAACAACGAAATTATTAAAATCGATATGTTGGTTTCGAGCGCGCTTGAACTTACTCCACCTATAGACAGAATAGCAAGAGCTGAAAATTTTGTAGAAGATGGTAATATCGACACAAGACGAGACTAATGGACGAATTAAATCCTGCTGTCTTGGTCGCAGAATATGGATTTAGCACGATAGCGATAGTTGGTATGGGATACTTTGTATTCTTTATCTGGAAGTTTATTAATGACGAATTAGATCCAAAATTATCAGAAATGCATATGGGACTTATTAGATTAATTGATCAAATAAGAATGCTTGATCAAGATATGATACGTCTACAAGAAAAAGTAAAAGTGGTTTTAGAATACAGGGAGAGACAAAAACACTTAAACGAGAATAAAAATGAAAAAAAATAAAATAGAGAACTTAATATTAATACTAATATTTGGATTTGCTGTAAGCAGTTTAGTACAAGCAGATGGAATAGCATTTAAATTTAAGAACCCATCGTTTAGTGGAGTTAATACTTCAGCACATTACTTGACTATTGAGAACCAAGAGAAGTCAAGACGAGATAAAATAGAGGAAGACATACAATCAGCTATAGAAAAGGCTGAGAGGGAAGCTAATAATACTACCCAAGCAAAGTTTTTAAGGAACTTAGAGAGTAGAATTTATGCACAGATTGCTAAACAACTAGTTGATAACATGTTTGGTAATACTGAAAGCTCTACTGAAGGCTTCTTTGAAATAGAGGGTAACTCCATTACTTATGAAACTATCATAGGTGGTGGCCCAGATGGGACTGACGTAATAAGAATTACTGTCGTTAGTGAAGATGGAACAACGACTACATTAGATGTACCAATTGGAGCAGGCGGTTTCTAATGCGAATTTTAGGGATTGCATTTCTGTTATTGATAACGGGATGCGCTGGAATACCCAGCATAACGGATAGTTGTACGACAGACTTTATGGAAACATTTGGCGAATGCCGCGAAGAGGCTGAAGTAGTCACATTACCTGCGTCTCAGAGACTAGCAAATTTGCCACCGGCAGATGCCAAGCCTATTGTTGCAGTTTATAGTTTTAAAGATTTAACAGGTCAGAGAAAGAGTAGGGAGAACTTAGCAGATTTCTCTACCGCGGTAACTCAAGGCGCAGAGGCATTTGTAATTGATGCATTAAAGACTGCGGGAAAGGGTAAGTGGTTTAGAGTAGTAGAAAGAACTGGGTTGGATAACCTAGTAAAAGAAAGACAGATCATTAGATCTGCAAGAGAAGAGTTTGAGAAGAAAGATAATGATAAAAAACTTCAACCGCTACTCTTTGCAGGAATTATTATTGATGGTGGTATTATAGGATATGATACTAATATTGAAACTGGAGGGCGTGGCGCAAGATACTTAGGTATTGGTTCATCTGTTCAGTATAAGAGGGATTCGGTAATCGTGAGTTTAAGGGCAACCTCAACTCTCACGGGTGAGATTTTGTTGAACGTACAGACTAAAAAATCTATCTTATCTGTAGGTGGTGGTTATGATGTATTTAGGTTCGTGGATATGGACACTAAATTAGTAGAAATTGAAGATGGTAGTGGTTTCAATGAGAGTGTGACTTACGCAACGCGCGCAGCAATCGAAGAAGCAGTACTAGAGTTAATATACCAGGGCCATGATAGAGGTTACTGGATAATAAAGGATGGTCATCGTCACCCTCATCAACACGATGGAATAAACGAGAAACATCTAATTAAGGGAGAAGAGAATGAACATGAATAAAAGCTACATTTTTGTGATGTTTGGTCTTATATCAATGTCTACTGAAGTTACAGCAGACGCGAATGATAATGAAATATTTATTGAACAGACTGGTAACAATGTTGAGCTTACTATTCAACAAATTGGTGCTGGTAACAAGTATGGAGGTGATAACTTTAGTGGAACTTCTATTGATATGACAATGACAGTGTCTGATTCATATCTTGATCTAACACTAGACGGCGATTATAACAAAATGTTTGGTACTATTGCCACTACCGGTTCAACAATTAATAATTTTGTTACTGGTAACTATAATATTTGGAATCAAAAGATTGGTGTAGCGAATACTGCTGATACCTTGGCTATAGATTCTGCTATTACTGGTAATACTAACAGTATAGTATTTAGAGCAGGAAACGATGACGATACTTATAACTTAGGTACTCCATTGTGGACTCAATCTACTACTGAACAATTCTGGACTGTATCTGGAAGTACTTGGTCAAGAACAAATAGTGGACAACAAACCTTTTGGGCTACTTGGAATCCTACTCCAGGTTCTGCTGATACGTTGGACTTAGACTTGGATATTACTGGTTCTGATAACACAATGAATGTGTTTGTAAATTCAACCAACGCAACATACAATTGGGATGTCGTTGGTTCTGATAACTGGATTCAAACTACTATGGAAGATGGCGCTGACAATAGCCAAACCGTTGGAGTTACTGGTGATTACAACTACATATTTGTAGGCCAGAATACCGGGTCAACCTCTGGGATAACAAACAATGCTATACTTGACGCGACATTTAGTACTACGCACTCGGACATTAATATTATACAGTCTGACGCTAACTAGTTTATTTCTTATGTGTTCGGCTTCGTTGCAGGCCGAATCCATAGGAGATATAGTTGAACAAATTGGGGTTGCTTCACTAGTCAGAAATGGCGGTGAGGAAATTTCTGTTGTTGACGGCCTGGTGCCGAGTATAGAATTAAATGATACTGCTGTTACCGGCAACGGTAGAATGGTAATTGAGTTTAAAGACGAAGAAGAATTGTCAATTATAGAACATAGTAGAATCTATATTGATGAAGCATATTATGATCCAGATCCATCTAAGTCTAGGATGGCTATTCGCATGGCACAGGGAACTGCTAGGTTTACTTCAGGCCGTGGTAAGAGAATTAATAAATCCAATATTTCTTTATCTACACCTACAGCTGAGATAGCTATATTAGGTACGGATTTTACTACAACCATTGATGAAATTGGACAGTCACTTATAATACTTTTACCAGATGAAGAGACTGGAGAGTCCTCTGGTAAAATAATAATATCTAATGCGGGTGGTACTGTTACTTTAGAAGAGGCATATCAGGCCTCTATAATATCATCATACGATAGAGCACCCAGCCAGCCAGTAATACTCTCTGGTATAGATACAAATATGATCAGTAATATTTTTATTGTTTCCGAACCTAGAGAAATTAAACAGGTCAAACAACAAGAAGGTATTTTAAACGAGAATGATAACACCAATATATTAGACGTTGATTTTTTAGAATTCAATGAGTTAGAGAAAGACTATTTGGACTTTGATGATTTAGAATTCAGTGAGTTGGATATAGATTATTTAGACGTAGACTTTTTGCAAGATGTATTAGATATTGTTATGGCATTAGATAGAAAGTCTGCATTAGAAAGAGGAGGCCTTACTTCAGGTATCAACTTAGATGGAACTAAGATTGGCTTCGATACAGATACACAATACAATTCCTTAGTTGATAAAGGAGCAGATACAGTTAAATTTTTCCGTGACGTTGACGGTGTTATTAGTATATCATTACTACTATCACAATCTGCGACACTTAGAACTACAACAGATCAGAAAGAATCACTGATAACTTTAGGTGATGGACAGGGTATTATAATTAATATAACACAGGTGCAATAATATGATGGATAAAATACAAGAAATTTCAATTAAACTATTAATATGGTTTGGCATATTAATGTGGCCGGCTATAATTCTTATAGCATTATTCGTGCCGGTGATTGCTAATGCTGATAACGAAATATATGTTACACAAACAGGTGATAACCTAAGACTTGAATGGCAACAAAAAGGCGACAATAATTTAATTAACACAGTATTATCTGGTTATCAACTAGACACTGCAATTCATCAAGAAGGAAAAAGAAACCAAGTATTAAAGAAGTCACAAGGAATTGTTGGAGATTATAATCTAGTCGTAGTAGAACAATGGAATAATACCAATAGTACTGACGTTAATAAAATATGGATTGATATTGACGGTGATAGTAATGGTATAGATGTTGGTCAAGGGTGTAAGTTTCTATCTGCTAGTGCTACAACTTGTAGCCGAGATACTCATGAAGATGCAGGACATGAAATGGAAATAAACATCACAGGAGATTATAATGGTATTCGTGGTGGACAAAAATCAGGTACTGCTAATCCTAATCATGAATTAAAGATTGATATCAATAGCGATAATAACAGTATATGGTTTACACAAGCGGGATCTGGAGCTAAAGATTTAGATTTAACTATTAATAACGATGGTAATGCTGTAAGTATACATCAACATTATGGTGCTCATTCAGCAACAGTAACTCTTGATGGTACATCACCTACTAGCTTAAGCTTAATACAGGCAGGAGGCCCAAGTCAGACATATAATCTTATGCAAAACTGTCTTACTATTGGCGGTTGCTCAGTCAGTGTAAATCAGCAGTGAGTGTTAGAAACTACGGATATTATATATTCCGGAAATACGGATACCGAAACTCCAGAATAGGAACTAGGGTAGACATATATGTATAACTGGAAGATAGTATTGATTACTGTTCTCTTGCTTGTTACAGTAAGAGTTCAAGACCCTAAGTTATTAGAACAGTTTCGTTTAAACTACTTTGATTCCCTACAATTATATCAAGAACCGATCAAGGCAGATAATATAGTCATAGTAGATATTGACGTAAAGGCCTTAGACACCTATGGACAATTTCCATTCAGTAGAGATATATACGCCGACTGGTTAAATTCAAGCCCAGAAAATAATGCTTATGTATTTAACATGGGATTTACTGAGGCTGATAGATTCGGCCAAGACTCAAAGTTAATAGCCGGTATGCAAAATCGTGATGTAATACTATCGTCCTTTGTAAGTAATAAAGCACAAGGAGATAAACCAGTAAGAGGGTTTGGTAAATTAGGAAAGGGAGATCCATCTGATTGGTTGTATTCGTATAATGGAATTAGAAGTCCGGTCATGGGAGAGCATGCAGACGGAGTAGGGACAGTCACAGTCGCTCCATCAGTTGATGGTATAGTAAGAGAGTCACCATTAGCAATCATGGCTAATAGTTATCTTTATCCATCAGTTGCATTAGAAATATTACGAGTATGGGAATTCCAACCTAATCTAGCAATTAAGATTAAAGACGCTGGAGTAGAGTGGGTAAGAATGGGTTCTCTGCCTCCAATGTATACAACGCCAAACTCTAATGTTCAAATAGCATACTGGAACGAATATGAGCGCATATCATTTGGAGACCCACTACCCGATGAAAAGATAATCATACTAGGATTAAGCGCAGGTGGATTAGTCAACCCAGTGCCAACTCCGACTGGTGCTATGTTACCACACGACATTCAAGCACATCTAATATCTACTGTAGTGAATGGTATCCAAATTCAAAGACCATGGTACGCCGATCAACTAGAACTTCTAATGATTATCGGACTATCATTAATCATATTACTTATTGTATATCAAACTCCAACTTATGTCTCAGCCATTGCATCACTAGGAATTATGGGTGGAACAATGTATACTGGTTATCATTTTTGGATGACCGAACTGTTACTGATAGATGTTTTATTCCCTACAGTTGTTGCCTTTATCGTATTCACACATGCATCCTTTAATAGATTCTATGTAACTTTCAAATTAAAAGAACAAATCAAAGGTCAGTTTGGAACGTATCTATCTCCTGATATGGTGTATATGTTACAAAAAGATCCATCGCTTTTGACCCTTGGTGGTGAGAAAAAAGAAATGTCATTCTTGTTTATGGACATATG